GAGCCTATGAGTGGGTCAAAGGCCAGCGGATCGAATATAAGGAAACGGCTTCTGCCCGTACGCTGACGGACCGTGTGCGTTATGGCACGCTTGACGGGAACAAGATCATCAACACACCGATTCAAGCCACAGCGGCTGATCTTGTGATCGATGCTCAGAATGAGCTATCCGCTTATGCCCGAGAGACTGGTGATTGGGCCATTCATCCCCGTATCAACATCCATGACGATCTCGGGTTCTTCGTTCGTGATGAAGACGACGAAATCGAGCGGTGTGTTAAGATTATCGCTGAATCCATGACCAAAGTGCGCTTTCCTTGGCAGATCGTTCCGTTGACGGTTGAAGTGCAGATGGGCTATGACTGGGCGCATCTGGAAGAAATCGCGGTAATCAAGGGGGATTATGTGCGCCGATGACACGCGCTAAACTAATTTCCCGTACTAAAGGGAACACGTCCTCGGCTGTTATGCAGCAGCGTAAGGAAGCTCCAGATAGCACCGACTTTTACCCAACACCTCTTTGGGCCACACGTGCTCTGATTGAGCATGTATTGCTCAAGAATGAAATTCCGGTCGGGCAGCAATCTGTTCTTGAACCCGCCTGTGGTTATGGATTCATGTCCCGTCCACTAAACGAATATTTTGCGGAAGTAACAAGCGCCGACGCGTTTATTTATGGACAAGACACCATTCGTGATTTTGTAAATGATCCTAATGCACCCGAATCCTTTGACTGGGTAATTACAAATCCACCCTTCAACTTAGCAGCGGAATTTTGCATAAACGCCTTATCCGTAGCTAAAATTGGGATAGCTCTTTTTACTCGAACGGCTTTTGTGGAAGGGATCAACCGTTATTCCGGGATTTTTTCAAAGACACCACCAACATACTTTGCCCAATTCGTCGAGCGTGTTCCAATTGTCAAAGGACGCTTGGACGATGAGGCCGTATCGGCTACGGCGTACTGCTGGCTCGTGTGGATCAAAGCGCGTCCTGCGCCACCATCTCAACTAATTTGGATTCCGCCGTGCCGGAAGGCGCTGGATCGACCCGGTGATTACGATGGTCCCAGCAAAAAGCAAGAATCTCGGGTGGTAAAGCCGGTCGGTTTGATATCCCGTTTGCTGGGCAGAAAATGAAATATCTCGGCGGAAAAACGCGGATCAGTCGACCGCTTACGCGATATCTGCAACCATTCGTAGATAAGGCAACTGCCTACGTTGAGCCTTTTGTTGGTGGTGCCTCGGTGATATGCCGCGTCCACCACCCTATTCGATACGGCTCCGATTCAAACCAAGCACTTATTACGCTCTACACCGCTCTACAGAACGGATGGGAACCGCCATCAGTTTTGACAGAGAGAGAGAGTGGCTGGAATTGAAACAGAAGAAAGACATGCTTGATCCGCTTACGGCATTTGCCGGGTTCGGCTGTTCTTACGGTGGGATGTGGTTTGGTAGCTATGCACAGGATAAACAACAAACTAACTACGCAACTCTCGCACGCAATGCTTTGCTAGATAAGAAGTCTGGATTCTCGGGTATAATCTGGACGGCTTGTGATTATAAAACAATCAACATCCCCGATAAAGCCGTTGTGTATTGTGATCCGCCTTATATTAATACAGCGGGATATACAGCTGTTGATTCCTTTAACCACCCTGTTTTTTGGGATTGGGTTCGCGATTTGGGAAAACGAGCAACTGTCTTTGTTTCTGAATACGAAGCTCCCGCTGATATCAATAAAGTCTTCTCCATAACAAAGCTTTTAGGGCTGCATCCGAAAGAGGGAAATACCCGTGAACGGGAAGAATGCCTGTTCACGCCCAACGACATCACCGACATCCAACTACGCAAAACAAAGCCGGTCGGCTTCATCTCCCGTCGCGCTAGTATATAGATACTGAACACCGTTTCGGAGCCCACGTGGAAAAGCAATCTCTCGTCACAAAGTACAGACCAGCTTCGCTTGAAGAAGTTTTCGGACATAAGGAGATTGTCTCCGCGCTCAAGCGTCATCTGGAAGGCGGGACGCAGAGCCATACCTATCTGTTCAGTGGTCCCAGCGGTACAGGCAAAACCACGCTTGCGCGCATCGTGGCCGACAAGCTGGGTGCGGATATTATCGAGCACGATGCGGCGTCGAAGACCAGCATCGAGGATATGCGCGATCTGATCGACACCGGTCAGTACAAATCGCTCAAGAATGACACGGGGCGGAAGATGTTTATCATCGACGAAGCCCACGGCATTTCCGGGAAAGGCATGGACGCCCTTCTCAAGACGTTGGAAGAGCCGCCGTCCCACCTATATTTTGCGCTCTGCACGACCGCGCCGGGCAAGCTACCCGATACAATCGTCCAGCGTAGCTACCACGTCGCGTTGAAACAGCTTCGAGATTCCGAGATCGAAGAGCTTGTCGAAACGATATGCGATCTGGAAGAGTGGCAACCCGATCCCGATGTCGTAACGCTGGTCATTCGCGGCGCGACCGGGCAACCGCGTAAGGCCCTATCCCTTCTTCAAGCGGTGCATGATGCACCGTCGAAGGAAGAAGCCATGCGCATCATCGCGCTGGTCGAAGCTTCCGAACCGCTGGTCGCTTTGTTTCGGTTGCTGATCGACGGCAAAGGGACTTGGATGGCTGTGCGCAAACAGCTTGAAAAGATCGACAACAGCGAATTCGAGGAAGCCACGATCCAGGCCGGTCGCTACATCATGGGCGCGTTGATGCGCGAGAACGATGAAAAGAAGGCGCGGCGGTTGTGGGGTGTTCTCGATGCGCTGACGTTCCCGGCAAGCACGTATGATCGCAAGCTGTTCTTTGTGGCCGCTGTGGGCCGCATATTGTGGGGCGGCGAAAACTAATTTATGCAATACCTCGGCGGCAAGGAAAAAATTAGTTTTCCGCTCGTACGGTATCTTCAGCCGTTCGTCGACAAGGCAACCGCGTATGTGGAACCTTTCGTCGGTGGCGCGTCGATTATATGCCGCATTCACCATCCGATTAGGATAGGGTCGGATTTGAATGAAGCGCTGATTAATATGTATTGTGCCCTTGTGAATGGTTGGGTACCCCCAGCAATCGTGACCGAAGAAGAGTATCAACAATACAGCAAGATTCGCGATCTATCCGATCCTATGACGGCCTTCGTCGGTTTCGGGTGTTCTTTCAGTGGTAAATGGTTCGGTGGTTACGCGCGGGATGTTAAGGGCATTACAGATAGCTCGTATGCACGTAAAGCACGGAATTCCTTAATGAGAAAAGTAGAAGGATTTCAAAAGATAAACTGGCGCTGTTCGAATTATCACTCTCTCTCTGTTCCAGATGGTGCGGTCGTTTATTGTGACCCTCCTTATGCCGGAACAACCGAATATAAAGGTGTCGCGGAGTTCGATTCAGACGCTTTTTGGGAATGGACACGTATACTTAGTAAAAAAGCGACCGTGTTCATTTCCGAATACAGCGCACCCGATGATATGAATCTCGTATTTTCAATAGACCGACGACTGCAAATGCAGACTAACGATCAAGATAACGTTCCTCGGATTGAACATATCTATAGTCCGAATTCGGATATTGCAGACATTCAATTACGCAAAACCAAGCCGGTCGGCTTCATCTCCCGTCGCGCTAGTATATAACCTATGATAGCCAAGGAAACTAGTTTATGAACCCGGATAACCTACGTCAGTACGAACGGCTTAAGCGTTCCCTACCGCTCGATCAGCTTCGCATCGACGAAGAAATCATGGAGCTTCCCATGCTCATGCAAGAAGCTGCGGAACTCGCCGCATCGTTGCGGGAGGAAGAACGGACCGCTATCCACGACTATGAGATCGCCAAATCGGAAGCGGCTCAGCGGCTCAGATCGACGACTGACGAGAAAGGCAAAGCACCGTCCGAAGCCTCGATCAGTTCCCGACTGAACGCCGAGGTGGACGTGCAAAATGCCCGACGTGACGTCGAACAGACCAAATATGATGCCGATGTCGCTACAGCGCTCGCGAGCAATCTGCACGAGAAGCGTTACACCCTTCTCAAATTCGCCGACATGATGTTGGCGGGGTTCATTACGCCGACGTCCATCAATCGCGACGAACGTGCGGCACTCGCCGAACAGAAGCGGGCACGCGCACGGTTGAATCGAGAGGACTGATGCCCGAAACGCTTAAATGGCTCAGCGCCGCCATCATCGGCATACCGCTCTTTCTGCTGGGCGTATATGCAATATTTAGAGTCGGATCGCTTGGTATTCTAGCCTCCATAAAGCAGTTCAAGAAAGGAAAGCAGTAATATGGCCTTTAAATATCGACGCCCATCCCAGGAGAACCTGGAAAAACGGTCGGAACGTTCCGGCGGTGATTTCGAATCGTTCATCAAGAACGACTTCAAGACCTACAAAGTGCGGAAAGGCGACAACCACATCCGCATCCTGCCGCCGACCTGGGAAGACCCGGAAAACGATTATTACGGCTTCGACGTCTTCGTTCACTACGGTGTCGGTCCTGAGAAAGCCTCGGTCATCTGCCCGTACAAGACGGCGAAGCAACCGTGCCCCGTCTGTGAAGAACGCCAGAAGCTGGAGCGATCCGGCGCTTCCGACGAGGAATTGCGGGAATATCGCGCCAGCCAGCGCGTTCTCGTGTGGCTGATCGACCGTAAGGATGAAGACCTGGGTCCGATGATCTGGGCCATGCCGTTCGGCTTGAGCCAGGATATCGTCAAGTGCTCCAAGGACAAAACCACGGGGTCTTATTTCTTCATCGACGATCCGGATGACGGCAACGATCTCTTTTTCGATAAGGAAGGGGAAGGCAAGCTCACCAAGTACAAAGGCATCCAGGTTTCTCACCGGTCCTCATCAGTGGACGTCGACTGGCTGGATTTCATCGCCGACAATCCGCTGCCCGATCTTCTGGTCATTCGCGACTATGACGAAATCAACGCCCTGTTCACGGGCGGTCAGTCCGAACAGCAGAAGGACGAACGGCCACGCAGGTCGCGTGATCGCGAAGACGATGATCGGGGACGTGAACGGGAGCGGGATCGCGAGTCCAGCCGTGGCCGCGACCGTGACGATTCGGAACGCCGGGAACCCGAACCCGACAATGAGGATGATCCTCCGTTCGAAGGCGGTCGCGATACCCGAACCGGGCGCGAGCGTGACCGTAACACGGATGATGATCCAGGTGAGGCCGAAGCGGTCGGTCGCCGCAAGCTGGAGCCGCGTGGCGGTCGGCAACCGGAATCCGATCCGAAGACCGATGAACCGCCGAGCGGTAAAAGCCGTGCCGACATACTCAAAGAGCGTTTCAAGAAGCGCTGATACGTCCGTCCGTTAAAAGAAAGTAAAAGATCATGCCGCGTGCCAAGCTCGAAGTGAGAAAACCGGTCATCCATCAAATCGATCCGAGATTCTTTCCTTCGGGCGGCACGCTGCTCGATCTGATCAACGGTGGTGGATGGGGTAAATCCCGGTTCATCAATATCGTCGGCGACAAGGCTACGGCGAAGACCGGACTCGCTATCGAAGCCTGCACCAATTTCGCCCGCATGTTCAGTGCGGACGATGTCCGGTATAACGAGGCCGAGGCGGCTTTTGACCGCGACTACGCCGCCACGCTGGGTTTCCCTGACGGTATCTCGTTTACGGGCGATGAAGCCCGTAAGGAAGAAGATCGCCACGGTAGCCGCACCGTCGAAGACTGGTGCGATGATCTGGACACCTTTTTAGTTGGCCGCGCCGGGAAAGTTCCGTCGCTATACGTGCTCGATTCCATGGACGCGCTATCCGACGACGCGGAATTGGAAAAGAAACGCGGAGAAGGTAGCTACGGCACCGCCAAAGCGAAACTAATTTCCGAAGCGTTCCGCAAACTGAATAGCCGGATGGAACGCAGCGGCTGCACGCTGATGATCATATCCCAAATCCGGGATAACATCGGCGTCATGTTCGGCGAAAAGCACAAGAGATCGGGCGGCAAAGCCTTGGATTTCTATGCATCGCAAATCCTATGGCTCAGCGCCGTGGAAAAGATCAAACAGAAAGTATCTGGAGGATCGGATCGCATCGTCGGGATGAAGATCAAGGCGATGAACAAGAAGAATAAGCTCGGCAATCCGTTTCGGAGCGCTGAGATGCTATACTATTTCAACTACGGCATCGACGACGAACTGTCGTGCCTGGATTGGCTCAAGAAGGAAGGGACCGGTCGGGTTTCGCTCGGAGCCGATCTGAAGGAACTGCGCGAAGAAGTCCTGCTTGCGCGCAAGAACCAAGACCGTGAATCCTTGGGCATTCTCGCCGAGGAAATCCGGCGGGTTACACGAGCGCGGTGGCAGGAGATCGAGGACGCGCTTGAACCCCCAATGCGGAAGTACGAATAGAATGGACGATCTTTGGCACGGCGAAGAAGGCCCGCATACGGCTGAAGACATCCTCGCACACATCCAATATCCTTTCTATACAGGGTATCTGGTTATTCATTGGGCGCATAGCGATGGTGGTGGAGAACAGCCCGCCTTTGGTCCCGGCTGGTTCTACAAATGCGGCGACGGATACGCGGAATTATCCTCGCAATGGAAGATTCTCCGCTGGAAGCACATAAACTAATTTAAGGATTTATTCATGCGCACGATCAAAACGCCCAGCATCGCCGCCGGATGGGACGCATACCGTAGACTGGTCATGGACGCGAACGCGCCGCAAATCCAGTTCGACGAATGCAAAATGGCGTTCTACGCGGGCGCGAACGTCCTGATGGAATCGATCATGCACAATCTCGATCCGGAGGCTGAACCAACCGCCGATGATTACGCCCGCATGGACGCCATTCAGAAAGAACTGGACGATTGGGCTGCTACATTCGATAAACAGGTCATGGACCGGTTCGGCGGCAAGCAATGAGCTTATTCTCGGGAACCGATCCCGGCTTGTCGGGTGCGATTTGCTTCTACTACCCAGAGGCACACAGAATCGAAATCTTCGATATGCCTGTTCTGGCGCTTACACGTGGCGGAAAAAACCGGAACGAAATCGATTATTATGCTGTAGGACGTCTTTTCAAAGATCGCCGAGTAACAGCCGCCTTTGTCGAGCGCGTCCAGTCCATGCCCGGTCAAGGCGTATCAAGCTCGTTTTCTTTTGGACGCTCGACGGGGATCATACTCGGGGCTATTGCAGCCCATGAAATCTCTATCGAGGAAGTTGCGCCGCAAAAGTGGCAACGGTACCTCGGTATTCCACCCAAGGCAGGGAAGGATGCCAACCGCGCCTTGGCGATGAAGTTATTCCCGAAGCAAGCCGAACTTTTTGCACGCAAAAAAGATGACGGCAGATCAGATGCGGCTCTGCTTGCAGTATATGGGTATAGGATATCGACCGGCGTCAAAGCCGAGCCTGTGGTTCCTAAGACGCTGGTTCCGAGAGGACGGAAAGAATGAAACGCGGTGATCAAGTCTTTATCCACACAGTTCGTGGAGTGACTACGGTTGGCACCGTGGCTTATGTTGCCGATCATGAAATCCGGATCGACGTCGAAAATGGTGGCTTCGAGCTTCGAATAACGAAACCTGACCACGCCTTTAAAGGCGACTACAACGATCAAATAGAAAAGTTCAGAAAAGAAAGACGTTGGTAATGGCGACTGTCTTTGTGCTGATGGAAGAAGTCAGCGATCAATACGGGACTTCCGAGCCATTATCGGTTTTCTCCACGCGCGCTAAAGCGGATAAGGCGGGTGAGCAAGTTATTCTGCGCCGTACGTTCGTCAAAGAACTGGATTTCGATCCTGAACTACTTTCTGACGACGCACTAAAAGCAAAGTTCGGTGCGCTTATCGCCGGTACAAAAGTCGGTTGGTGGGCTGAAGATATCCTCCGTTTTCTTAATGAGCATCAATACACGAATGTAATAATTGAGCATCAAGATTATAAATCGCTTGTTTATTCCACTCCGATAGTAAGCAAGCACGACCAGGAATTCATTCGAGACCGGGTGTCTTTCACCGTTGCGCTTGAATACAAGGAGTGCCCGAACACATGACCGGCCTACTACTCGCAACCGATTTCCACATCGACGATCTACCGCAGAATGAATATCGCTGGAAGGTTTTCGACGAGATGTACGCTGCCGCGAAAAAGCGTGGCATCACCGAATTCTATATCCTCGGCGATTTGACGGATCGTAAAAACCGTTTTACTGGCGAACTGGTCAATCGACTGATCGCGGCGCTGCAAAAGCTGACCGATCTGGGGTTCGTAACAATCCTAGCGGGCAACCATGACAAACCGGTTAACGGTCCATACTATTTCGACTTCTTGAACGAAATTCCCGGCATCGCCTATATTCACGAGCCATTCATCGACGACAACAAGAAGCTTCTGCTCCTACCGTTCTCACCGAATCCCATTGAGGAATGGGCGGACATCGACTACGGCAAATACAAAGCCGCATTCATCCATCAGACAGTCAGCAATACGGTATCGGAGAACGGTACGGTCCTGACCGGTAGCAAGCTTCCGATCTTCCCACGCGGGTTCAAGTGCTACAGCGGCGATGCCCACGTCCATCAAGTAATTCGAGGCATCCACTACATCGGATGCCCACACCCGGTGAAATTCGGCGATACATTCCCGAACCGGATGCTCGTGCTGGATGAAAACACATACGAGATATCGGAAGAAATCACCCTCACGCCGCCCGGTAAACTAGTTTACGCAATCACGTCACCCGATCAGCTTGAAGACCTGGAAGTCAGGAAGGGCGATCAGGTCCGGCTCGTGTTCAGCACCCAGGCCAGCGACCTTGCGACGTTGGGCGACGCAGAACGCGCTATAGCGCAATGGGCGAAGGCTAAGGGCGTCACGGTCGACGGGACGGAAGTCGTGCTACCGCAGCCACGCACAAGCGCGACCGGTGATATGGAACTGGCTCCCGATATGGTTCTTCGGGACTTCGCGGAGAGCGAGGGTATATCCAAAGATATGCTGGATATCGGGTCCATGATTCTGAAAGAGGTTCGGGGATGATAAAGTTACTATCGTGGATTTTATGTGGATTCTTGCTCTCTTTCTCTAGTGGATTTTTTACAGCAAGCCATGTCTACAACCCGATAAAGTCCTCTCTTGAATTTGTTCCGACAACATTCGAACAATATAACCATATCTACCAACGCATAACGCCCACCACTATAATACTACACTTTGTATCTCCGGAGGAATTTAATAAGATTAAGCCGGATAAAAATACGTATGCTTTCAGTCGTATGGATAGGAACCCTTGTGAAATCTATATGCAGGCCGGTAATTACATAAGAGCGTCCGTGGATATAGCGGATGGTGCTTTTGTTGAATCTTATGATAACGAGGCGCTGCCACATGAAATATTGCACTGTCTTATAGGCAACTGGCATGGGTCAATTCAAGATGTTCAAACCGCTCGTTTAGAGTATACTTCTGACACGGCTAAAGAAGTGTCTGCTACAGAACGTCTAATCTGGGAAAACGGCTGCTTATCCAATAACAACGCGGACGCAGATTTCGTTAAGGCATGCGAAGATAAATCTTTTGCTTTTGTGGAGAAATTACATCCCGACGTTAAACCGGGATCACCGGCTTTTATATTCAATCAAGAAAATAAAGAATGAAAACCGTCGTCCTCAAAGCCCTGGAGCTTGAAGGCTTCCGGTCATTCACGGCAAACACGGTTATCGAGTTTTCCCAGACCGAGGGTCTTAAACTAATTTGCGGCCAGAACGATGCGGAGCCATCGCTCGGCGCGAACGGGGTCGGCAAAAGCTCGATCTGGGATGCGGTGTGCTTCTGTCTCTACGGCACGTCGGTCAAAGGAAAGCTGATCACCGAGCTTGTTTCGTGGGAGCATAAAGACGGTTTCGTTGAAGGCGCATTCCTGATCGATGATCGGGAAGTCAAGGTCAAACGGCAAGGACCGCCACAGCGTCTCTTTCTGGACGGTAAGCTCGTCGAGCAGTTCGAGATCGATCAACTTTTTGGCCTTTCTAAGCCGCGTTTCCTGAATTCGGTCATCTTCGGGCAAGCAGTACCGCTATTCATCGATCTGGATATTCCCAAGCGCGGGGAATTGATCGACGAAGTCATGGACTCCGGTTTCTGGCTCGACGCATCGGAGCAAGCTGGAAAGCACGTCACCGAACAAGCGAAACTAATTGTGGGTATCGACAACGCCATCGCACGTTTAGAAGGTCAGCTTAGCGCCTTCTCCGATGACTTCGCGCTGATCGAACAAGAAAGCCTGTGGGATGATGACCGCGAGCAACGGTTAACGCGGGTTATAGACGCGGTCGATTTAATCGAAAAAGAGATCGCGGCCTTCGAAAAGGACCACAAGCGAGTTTCAAAAGCTATAGATGGTCTGACCGTCGATAAGCTGTACGTACATGTCGAGCGCAACCGCGATCTTTTGAATAGAGCCAACACCGATCTTGAAATCAAGGAAGCCGAAATTGAACGGATCGAAAAGTCGGCGTCTTTCTACGTGGACAATTCGACATGCCCCCGTTGCGGTCAGGAAATCTCTGAAGGTTTCGCAGAAGAACATCTGGACGAAGCCGCCGGTCAGATCGAGACTTTGGAAAAAGCATGTACCGACCTGCTCGCCGATAGCAAAAAGCACAAGGAGGCGCTTACGACCTGCGAGGCTGAATGGCGCACCGAATTCGATAAGCAGTCACGCCTCAATCAAGAATTTAGCGTCTTGAACGCGAACATATCCAATAAGACCCGCGATCTTAACCGGCTCGTTGCCGAAGCTGAATCGATCAACGATGAAAAAAATCCCTACGCCGAACAGCGCGCAGCCAATGCCAAAAAGAAAGAGGAAGTCGAATCCCTCCTTTTGATCGAGCGGAACCGCAAGGACACCGAAACAGGGCGGATGGCCCAATTCGAGTATTGGAAGACGGCTTTCAAGAAAGTTCGGCTGTTCGCGATCAAGCGGA